CACTTTTGGCAGCAGTAACTTGGGTATTTCATGGCTTGGCCTCCTTCCATTTGAACGTAGTTTTCCCATCTACTGACACAACCCATGCGGCATGATTATATTCCACGGCTTCTTTTTTAATGCTGTTCTTGCCAAGATGTACACCGCACAGAAAACATATAAGAATAAAAAACCCAATGAAAAATCCGTAGACTGCTGATTCATAAAACTCTTTCACGGCTTTGCCTCCTTAATAATTAAAAGAATTCCCATATAAATTATCCAAACGGCTCCAATAGGTATCAGCCAAAACAGCCGAAAGACCATTCCAAAGTCATACTGCCCACTGGAACGGTATGGCCTGAACATGACGCACAACATAATTACTGTAATAAGTATTGGTATGATCCACGATTTGATTGTGATAGTCACGGCTTGGTCTCCTTTGCTTTTTCCCATCTTTTCATAGCCTCATCTCTCGTTAGTCCATTAAACAAAGAATTTCCACATTCCTCAAGGGTTTCAATGTGACTCTCCAGCAGCTTGATACGTCCATGCAATTCGTTAATCTCCTGACTTTGCTCGTAGCAATGGAGTTGTAGACTATTGTATTTCGAGTTTGTTGGGTCAGAAGTATTTTGTTCGGCTTTAATTTTATTGAATTCATCTTGATTAATTTTAATCCAATCCGAATCGCCATTAAAATCCACCCAAGTTGAAGACATGAATCCTAATTTATGATGATTGTTGCCAATAACTACAATTCCGCTAGTGGAACCAGTAGCCAAAACGACAAGATTACTACGAATAGATTTATAATAAGCGGGAAACATATTATTTATTTTCTTATTTTCTTTTTTTATCGTGGTTATTTCTTGGATTTTATCGTCTAAAAACCTATATTTGAACCCATTAACAAACATGGACCATGAGTAGTTAACACCGTTTATATTTATTGTGACTTCTTGATTATTTGTGCTGATATTCATATTTCATTAATAATCTTTACTGAGAATTTAATTATTTTTTTGACTAACTGATAAGTTTAAACAAGCTCTTTCAAATTTTGAAAGTAATGAAAATTACAGAGCGACATTCCAAATTCAGAACAATTATGAGTCGCTGGAGCATTGCATCTAACAGCGTTTGTATTATAATCAATAATAAATCTGCATTTTGGCGAGGCTTGAGTAGCATTCTTTATGTATTTTTTAACTGTTTTTTTCATTGCAAGATTAATCTGCAACTAGTTCTGAATGAAGCTCTTTGAACCCACGATCCCAAACAGTCATTCTGCAACAATTGCAAGTGGTCAAGGTGTCGCCACTCCAGCAAACTGGCGATTCGATCAAAGTGGATTCTCTGTTGTTCTTTTTACAGAAGACTCGCTCTTTAGTTTCCATGTTATTTTATATTAATAATATATCTTATTTTCTTTGATGAAATCTACTGGTTTCTTTCCAATCCAAAAAACAGCTTTATAGTTATAGGTAGCGTAAAGTTCATAACATTCACGGCTTTCAGGCCTATCTCTAAAACGTCCTATTTCTTCATACTTGATATTAATGCCGATTCTATTTAAATTATATGCAATATTTTCAAATTCGTGATAATCCATTGCCGTTTCAATCCAATATTCAGGAATCTTAATATTGATTAACTTAGCTTTGTTTTTCATATTTAACTTATTATTGATTTTACAGAAAATCAATAAAAAACGCCATCGGACCTAAAATGAGATACTCTTTGATTATATTTAATTTATCTGCTCCTTCTGAATATTCGATTGGATCTTTATCAATCAAATATATCATACCACAAATAAACCAAATCAAAATAAAAACTAATACACCTAATACCCAAAGTAGGCCCAATAGCAAATTTGCTGACATTAATTTACATTAGGTGTGGCAGGTATTTGGCCTGATGCTGGTTCATTGAGGCCAATTGATTTTTCTAGTTCTATGGCTCTTGAATTGATTGCTAGAGCCGCAGCTTGTATTGCGTCATTATTTGTTTTAATGAATGAAACTACAGCATTGGTAGCATTAGACAATCGATAAAGGGCATAGTATAAATTGTCTAGTTCGTTATTTTTATGTTCTTTTGCGATAAATTTATTGGATTGATCGCCATACATTTCAGAATAATTTACTGTTTCGTTGGTCGTTTCGCGGCTCATATTATTTATTTTTTTTGAGTCTTCTACTCGCTTGGAGCGAAGTCTACACTAATTATACGTTGCGAGTCGAGTGAATCTTTCAAGGTTTTTTGACTTTTTTCAATCTTTTCCCATAATGCTGAACTCATAACCCTCAGTACCAAAGATGTCACAATGATCCTCTTGGGTTTTCTCCATCAAACTCTCCAGCCTATCCCAAGTGGCATCAATCACATCTTTGTTAGATTTGGCATCAAGATTCTCAACCCATACAGCTAGATTCTTGAACGCATCGGCTAGGTTCTTCTTATCGTATTTGTATTTCATATTATTTAATCTATAAATCCGTTCAATTGCTTTCCGCGTTTCAAGATTTTTGACTTGATTTTCAAGATTGTCAAGCGACTTGCGCGAACATACATCATACAAGGCCCAGTCGTCAATACCTTGTTTCTTGAAATAATTTCCAAGAAGCAGGGCTGCGTCCTTGACTTCTTGAGGGACTTCTATCCACAAATTAGGATCTGGAGTCATATTTTTCTTTAATTTTTTTTGCATCATATCCATGTTTGGCTAAAGCAGCATAAATATCTGGATTATTTCTTGTTTGTAAATACTCAAATAGTTGATAACCATATTTAATATCCCACATCATGTCAAAATAACTTGGTAATCTTTCTTGAGAATCTACTTCTTTTAGTGAAGGCAGGTTCTTAATGAAAGAGTTAAATGATTGTTTATTCTTTTTCATTTTGATAATTAAACAAAATCAACTTCACCTTATTCACTTTAATACCGCATCTTTTTGCAATCTTATGTAGCGGCATATTATGCTCAAGTCTAAGATGCAATACGTTCATTATTATAATTAAGTCTTGTGCTTTTTTACCTTCATTATAAGCACTGCTATCTTGAGAATAAAGATTATAGAGTTGGGCTTCGTTCATTCTTCTTTGTTCATTTCTTTCAATTTCTTAGCCAAATCAAACAAATAATCAATCTCAATAAAATTACCACTAGTGATACAATGTTCGCTGAATGTTTTTTTGTCAAGTATATAGCACAAGGCTTTAATGTTGTGGCTTAGGGTTACAATTTTTAATTTATTTTCATCTGTCATTTTCATATTAATCTTTCTTCTCCATCTTCTTCACTTCTGTATCAGTAAAAAAACAACTATCTCCTTTATCATCTACAAAAAACTCAAATTCACATCCTTTAACCTCTCGACGAATGCCGAGGTATGTTACGGTTTGTTTCCTACCAATAATGTCGGTATGAATGAATTTATCTCCCGGTGTTGGTTTCATATATCTTTTATATTACCTGAAAAATAATCCTTGTTACTAATCACTCTATCACACACTTTACATTCCATCGAGGAAATAGTTCTTCGACTCCACTGACAAGTGTGCTTTTCGCCTTTAACGTAGAGAGTATGATCGTTGCCACATTTTTGGCAAGGAATTTCTTCACTATCTTTGCAACAAAAGACGCATCTGTATTTCATATTATTAGGACCACTTTCTATGCTCTTCATGGACTTCTTCATTCCCGTAATAATTGTGAATATACCATTTAACATCATCAGGCACTTCAACAATCTTCAATTTAGTATAACAACTATTAGCTAAATCGCCAAGCTGTTCGACAACTTCAACGAGAACTGGATCATTTCTTTCGATCTCCCATTCTGCAAATAAATTTTCGTTTTTTACTTCATTTAGAAAGTAATGAGTAATGGTTTTAATTGCTTGATCTTGTTTAGCTATGATGTTAAGACCTTTCTTATCGCCATAGAATAGAACAGCTTCTTCGCTAAGAAGAAAGTCGCCGTGTTTTTTATTAATTACTATTTTCATATCTTTTCAATACTAACGTTTTCATTATAATAACCATTTGATTCTCCAAGAAACCAAAACTCTAAACTGGAGTTTTTAGTTTTTAAAACATACTTGGTCCAAGTATGAGAGTAATCATGATCGTAATCAGTAGCCCAATCAGGATCTTTTGCGCCAGCATCTTCTTCAGCAAAGATTATTTCTTCATTGAGAATATCTTTCTCGTCTCCAATAACATTTTCGACGAGAACGCTTTCGCAGCAATCTTGATGATGATATAATTTATAAGTTGTTTGATTGGTTACAATATGTACTTCTGGGCTGTTTTTTTCTAAACCAGTTATTTCTTTAACGATCTGACCCTTTAATTCGAAAAAATTTGCATCACTCATAATCGTGCGAACATGATGGCAGAAAAAATTCACCTTGTCAAGCGGAGTTTTTCGGTGTAAGAAAATATGTATGACAACCCTAGAACAACTACTCGCAGATCACACAATTTTAATTCAAAAAATAATCGCAGAAGCTAAGAACGAAGCTTTAAATGATGCGCCCAAAACAAAAATTACAATCACAAATTCTAGCATTCCTCCCGTTCAAACAAAATTAGATCTATTTTCTCACATATCTAGTAACTTTGATAATCTCATTAAAGAAAAAAAAGATAAAGAAATGCTGACACCGTATGCTAATCCTTATAATTGGCCCAGAAATACTAATTGTTGGGCAAAAAGTTTAGATCTAACTGGATATGCTGCTTGCATTGTTCCTCTTGGAGGAGTTGGCGGCGGAACACTTATAACTAAGAAACATGTATTATTATCTAATCATGTGCCTTATTCAAATTCGCCATTTATGATTTTCTTTATAAACAATAATAATGTGTCACTTGTTTATAACGTCATGAAAACAAAACGAGTCGCCAATACTGATATATTAATTGGTGAATTAGATAAAGAAGTAGATTCTTCACTAAAAGTTTGCAGTGTGTTGCCAGCTAATTATCTTAAATACTTTGATAAGCAAATTAACTTTCCTTTATTATATTCTGATCAAGAAAGAAAAGCTTTGATTGGCGAAAATGGTTTAATTAATATTACTTATGGATCAACAAATACATTAATAAATATGTCTAAAGACCCTAATAGAGCGCAATATTTTGAACCAGTTATTGGCGGCGACAGTGGCAATATTGTTTCTACTATTATTAATAATGAGGTGGTATTAATTGGTGCTTGGTATATGACATTTGGAGCTATGGCCGGTTTAGGCACAAATATTCCCAGTTATATAACTGAAGTAAATAATACAATAACATCATTAAGTAGTGGATATAAAGTTAATGAAGTAGACTTGAGTGGATTTAAAATGTATTGAAAGAGTTGGAGTAGCTAGACTTGCACTAGCGTAGGCTTGCGCCGGGACATTTACAGTGTCCTGTAATTGCTACTATACGATACTCCAGTTAAAAAATGGCTCCACTGGCTGGTTCCGCCCCAGCAACATCAAAATTAACAGTTTTGCGCTCTACTAATTGAGCTACAGTGGAGTTATTAAATTGGTAGCCCCGGAGGGATTCTAACCCCCAACCTGTCCGGTAGAAACGGAAAGCTCTATACATTTGAGCTACGAGGCCACTAAAATCTACAACTATCTTATACTCTATTATAGTATTGTCAATAGTTTTTTGAAAATTGCCCATTGTTGACTCAGTGTAAAGCGACTAGAAACATTATCGCTTGGGCGCACTGTATGTTTTTTCGCAGATCAGGTCGCTCAGTTGTCTAATATACCGGATTATTTCCAGTACCTCAAACTACGTCTTAGTGACGACTGCCCTCATTGCTGCAAAAGTGGTGGCACCAGAGGGATTCCAACCCTCACGGTCTTTCGACCAGCAGATTTTAAGTCTGCTATGGCTAGCAATTACATCATGGTGCCAAAATTTAAAGAACGTACATAATCTACTATAGATCATGCCTCCAGTCAAGGAGAAAAATTTAGAATTTCACATTTCGAGTTCTATCATGTATACTATATTATATGCTTTTAATTTCAATAGAACAAATGTTATCTTTTAAAGCTACTCAGATGATACCTGTTAAGTGCGACTATTGCCAACAAAATTTTGAGAAAATGCAGAAATATATAAAATCTAATCTAAAACTACGTTCTTATAAGAATCATTTTTGCTCCAATGCTTGCAGCGTTAAAGCGAAAGATAAAAGAAAAGAAGTAACGTGCAGACAATGTGATAAAGCGTTTTTAAAAACACGCAATCAATTAAAAAAACATCCTAACTCTTTTTGTTCGTCTTCTTGCGCCGCCACTTATAATAATACCCATAAGACTCATGGATGCAGAAGATCAAAAATGGAAATATACTTTGAACAAGCATTACCAAATAAATATCCAAATTTAGAATTTCATTTTAATCGTAAAGACACAATTAACTCTGAACTAGATATTTATATTCCAATATTAAAACTTGCTTTTGAGCTTAATGGCATTTTTCATTACGAACCAATTTATGGTTTAAATAAACTAGATCAAATCAAAAACAACGATCAGCGTAAATTTCAAGCTTGCTTAGAGAAGAGTATTGAATTATGTATTATTGATACATCTAGTTTAAATTATTTCAAACCAGACAAAGCTCAAAAATACTTAGATATTATAGTAAATATAATAAATTCGAAGTTATAAAAGAACAAAAATTGGTAGCCCATGAGAGTATCGATCTCTCTTCTTCAGGTTGAAAACCTGATGACCTAGCCAGTAGTCGAATGGGCCATTTGGTTGTGGATGTAGGTTCTGCCCCTATTTATCTCCGCGATTATAAGTCACGGTGCTAGACTACCAGCTTCACCCACAACGAAATCTTGCACTATCATGCGGAAAATCAATAATTTGTCAAAAATGTTAAAGAACAATCTAATACATAATAGTCTCTGTGGGCCATGAAGGGTATGATCCTTCAACCTACGAATTATGAGTTCGTTGCACTAACCAATTGTGCTAATGGCCCACAGAAACTACTACATATTAAATTTTAAAAGAACGAAATATATTAAGCAGCGGGAAACGTATTTCCATCTATCATAAATAACACACGTTGTAATGATAGTGACTTCACTGCTTAAAATTATAAAATTAGATTAAGGATTTCACGGCGAGCTAATTAGGCTCAATAGATTTTTTAGATCCTTCCGTTCAGCCCATATACGCATCTTTTGCTAAAAGGATTCTAACCTCAGATGGGGCCATCTATCTTCTAATTTAAATTGTAAAAGAACTGAAAAAATTGGTGCATCCGGTGAGATTCGAACTCACAACCAACGGCTTAAAAGGCCGCTGCGCTGCCATTGCGCCACGGATGCATTATTGAAAGAACATTGACAATCTATCATGTTTTCTTCGATTGTCAAGGGGAAACTTAGCGGGTATCGGATTCGAACCGATGATCTTCACGTTATGAGCGTGACGAGATGACCTCTTCTCCAACCCGCAAAATTTAAAGAACATTGACAATCTATCACACTTTCTTCGATTGTCAAGCGGACTTAGCAGAAATTTCAAACTACCTTCAACTACCTGCTGCATCCAAAGAACACGATCAATTTATCATACTTTCACTGATTGTCAAGGGATTCTTGATACCTTCTGGAATTTCTGTGATCCCCGCATGAATCTCACCGTGACAATTCGCACAAACCAAAATACATTTTTTCAACTCATTCACTAATTCTTCATCTGATTTTCTACGTCTTACTATCGCATCTGAAATAGTAAACTTTTTATTTGTACCGGGAAGATGATGAAAACTCAGTACGCTTTGACACTTATCATAAGAACAAATTTGACATTTGCCGCCAAACTTATTTCTTACTTCTTCTTTCTTTGCAAATCTATTAGTCTTTTTAAAAGTCTTAGATCGATTTTGATGGCTTTTTTGATAACCTAGATCTATGTAATAAGAAACTAATGTTCTTGAACATTTGAGAAGCTTAGAAATTTCATTTCCTGTTTTGCCCTCAGATCTTAATCTGAGGATTTCTTCTTTATACAAACTTCTTTTCATAAAAATTGGAGCTTCGCCAGAGACTTGAACTCTGCTCTGAGGTTTACAAAACCTCTGCATCGCCATCTATGCTTGCGAAGCTTGCTTGAATATCTTACACTATTTCTTTATAGTTTCTAAAGCTTTACATCCATTAGTAGTAATATATCTAATACTATCAATACTAATAAAGCCTTTACGAATTAAATACAATTCATGATCGCGCTGAATCGCGGTTCTTGACAAACCAGTTTTTGCAGCGAGCATAGAAAGAGTACAGCTACCTTCTTTACGCAAGATATTTAATATCTGCCATTCAATTCTATTCAAACCATAAGGTAAAATGCCAAGAATAAAGAAAAGCTTTTGTGCATCTTCTTTTGTGAAGTCAGTTATCTCGTATCTGTCTGTATATAACTTAACTTCTTTAGCGCGAAGGACGCAAGATCGTGCGTTACCTCTGGATGTTTCGGACAACATTGAAAGAGCGTCTTCATCAAAATTAATATTTGGCAAAGACTTTTGAAAGATCTCTCTCAACTCGCTGGCGTTATAATCTGCAAATTCAATCGTCGTCAATCGATCACGCAACGGAATAAATAGCTTATCTGATTCAGTTGTCGCGAATATAAAATGATGCTTCTTGAAATTGAAGATGTAATTATTTTTGCCGCCATTATATTCTATTACATGATCTTTCTCTGTAGATAGAATAGATAGTAGTGCATAACTAAAATCTCTTGGCAAACAATGCGCTTCATCAAAGAAACAAATAATTTCTTGATCTTGAATGTGGGGCAGAAAAACTTGTTCGAAAAACTGATTCCCCGATTTAATACTAGAACTATTTAGTTCAAGTAGTGGCTTATTAACTCCGGTGGTGTTATAAATGTTCTTAGCAAATTCGCGAACAAACGCGGTCTTGCCTAAACCTTTTGCGCCAACGAAGTTTAAAAACGGTACAAGTTCAGTCTTAGCGTGAGCTTCCAAATAAAAGGAAAGCTTGCGTTTAACTTCTTCTTGTCCAACAAGTTCAGCGAAGTGATTCATTACTGAGAGATAGTAAACTCTGCAACAGGCTCTTCGTCAAGCTGATTCAGAATGTCTTGAGGAATCGAATCACCGTCCTGAACCGACGCTGTAGGAACGTTGCTGTACTTGCCATACCAAACACGGCCAACAGTAACAGTGGCATTCACATCGTTGTTAAGCTTCGCAAGAAGCTCGGCCAACGTGATTTCAATAGTGGAGGTTGCACCAATGGGGCGACCACGACCTTTTTTAGCTGATGGGTTTTCCATACGAGATGACTTTAGCAGGTTTTTAGAGGTTGTCAACGGCTTATGCAAGATTTTTTGAAAAAAGTGAGGAGTAGGGACGAAAAAAGACCCGATGTCAAAACACAAGTTTGATGCGCTTCGGGTCTTGCTGTTTTTTAATCAAAAGATTAAAGTTTGAACAGTTTATATTGCGCTAATATATATTACACTATTTATTCTTCTTCGCGACAATTATCTTCTTCTTCATCATCATCTGTAAGATTGTTGTCTATTTCATCTGCATAATCTTCGTAGCAAAATATGCAAACTATCTTTTTACCGACTTTTTGATAGTCGTCGTTGTCAGTGTCGATAAATTCATTGCAGTATAAACATTTTTTCATACTTATATTCTATTTGTACATATCATACAAGTAAATGGGAAAAAATAAAACATTATTCTTTACTTTTTGCGATAAACTTATTATATACAAGTTTACCTAGATTGGCGGCGAACTTTCTAGCTTTTCTTTCTGGTAAATCAAATAGATGAGCATGAAATACTTCTTCAATCAATACGTTTAATTGGCGGCGAGTTAATAGCCTAGGATCAACATGAATTTGAGGGCTTTCTATTTCTGGAGAATCGCACAAACCAGAAGCGTTTTGTCGCCCTAATGGTTTATTATAATTAACTGTATATTCTACACCCTCGAAATTCTTGAATTTCATACTTCGTTCATTTTAGATAGACCAACGATATAATTCAATGGATTTTTAGCTCCGTAACGCTTTATTGTTTTATTTGTATCGAAATCGTTTCTTGAGATAACACCTAGTAGTTCGATATCAATTGCATTTTCTGCATTTACTGTTAACGCTTTTAAGATTTTTTCTTTATTTGTTCTCGCTAAAATATATTTTTTTGGCTTTTTAGAGTTAAACTCTGTAACTTTTATTTTTAACTCTGGTTCGCCATGACCATAATAAGTTATTGTTTTAATTTCCTCACCATCAAAATCTTCAGAGTCTCGTACTTCATATATATTTTCATCAACAGATCTATTTGTGTGCTTGGCCCACGCATATTCGCCAACTATACCTATAAAATGAGGCAAATAGTTCTCGACTGGATTATTAAGATCTCTATCCATTAATATTCCAGTATTTTTTATATTATCTGATTTAGCGTCGTGCCTTTTTTTAGCCAAAGCTAATATGTAATTTATTTCTTTTTTTGTAATTGTTACTGTTTTCATTTATTTTCTAAGAACTCTTTTAATCTTTTTTGGTTCTCTGTATTTAATATTATAAAATCAGACCAAGGCTTTCCGTATCTAAGAATTTGCCAACACCATCTTAATCTTTCTGACCATCTTAAGATTCTGCCATCCATTCCTCTTTCAAATAGACTCAAACACACTTCTTCTTCGCCTTCGAACTTCTCGACAAGAAGTCCATGACTAAAACAATCGCAAATAAGAAATGCCGAATCTTTTTCTTCTTTCATATTCTGATATTTCTTTCTATCTTATAAAGCGTAGTAGATAAGAAAGATAAAACTTTAATGGTTTTAAAGAATATAAAACTAACGCTGCGATTATACGGCTTTACAAAATACTTGTATTTCCAAGTCTGTCTAAATTGATAGTTTTCTTTATTTTTCTTGGCAAACTCGGCATCTCGGATCTTTCTTTTGGCGTTTTCATTCGCTTCGAAATTAATAATCTTTACTGAAGACATTTTGCCGTTAATAAATACAGCTTCGTAAGTTATGAAGTAATCATAATCAGTCTTATTAGAATCAATAAAATCATAAAATTGTATTGTACAAGTATTGGTCAAAGGTTCAAGCCAAGTCTTTATGGTTTTTAAATGACCTATTTTACTTAGGAAGCCTTCGCCATTTGGATCTCCTTCTATCCATTCTGTATCTCGACGTTCAATAAGCAATTGACCATCTTTGTCAATAATATAAACATCTAAAGCACATTCAAAATCTTTAGTTTGAAAGCCATGCGAACCAGTATAACCTTTTGGGTCTTCTGGCATTGGCAATGGACAATGACAATCTACACTATTATACATACCCATATTAATTTCCTCCTTTATCAGCTTTGTGATCTATTACAGCTTCAAAGAAACTACAAAATGCTAAATAATCATGCATATCTGCATCATTAAGATTCATGTCTTTTATGTTTACGTTATCAAGGTAATCATAAACGATACTTGCATAATAAGATGGAATAATAATATTCTTTCCATCAAACTTTAGATCGTCACTTTGAACAAGTATCTTGTCATTAATATTCTTCATATATAAATCTTTAATCATTTCGTTTATAATAATCTATGCTTAGACATAGTCAAGGTTAATTTGATAATTTTTCAATATTACCTTCAGTGTCTGAATAAAAAACCTCATTGACGTTGTATGACTTAATTAAGCTCAAACAGCCGGGACACGGTTTACTGTTAGCTAAACGGCCTTTCCTGTCAACTCTAAGAACGATCATAGAGTGATCGTCGAGATTGTCAAGCCCTGATTTGAGAATGACATCTAACTCCGCATGAGTACCAACGTATCCATCGTGATACGGATGTTTCGCGATTTTGGGGTGAGTTCTTTTTCTATTCCAACCAATTTTAACTATCTTATTTTTCTTGATAAGAAAAGCTATATGAGAATTGTTTACGTTCTTCCAATTGGTGGGGCATAAAGCGTGCGCGGTTTCAACCGCTCGTTTCAATATTCGCAACTTCATTTACGACCAGATCCGATGTTTTTCACGGATAACTTCTTTTCCATTTATTGCATCGACCCGCCATTCAACATCATCTGGTATTTCCACAATCTTTAATGTAGTATACAAACCGTTAGCTTTAGCACCAAGTTTTTGCACAGCTTCTACAAGTAAAGGATGGCTTCTATCATTATCAAAAGCATAAGCATTTATTTGCGACTTGGCTTTTGGATTTTTTATCTTTTTTTGAATAAGTGATATAGCATCAGGACTTATAGCAAAATTACTATAAGAAGTATTAATTACGACTTGCATATATTGAAATTAGTTTTTCGAGTTCGTCACAGACGGTTTTAATATCTGCGGTTAATTGGCTAGGTTGGATTCCGACTTCATCCATCGTGCGGTCATCTTCTCCGGTACGCCATTTATTGTATGCGCGAAGACGTTCTATAGATTTTTCAATCATGAGTTAAATAAAAATTTGGTTTAAATATAGCTTGAATATTATCCAGATAGTAAAAATGTGCCACACGTTATCAACAACGATTAATGACCACGGTGCAAGAGGTGGTTTTGTGAAATTCTTTTGCCCTATAGTTCTCATGTACCAAGGTATTAATTGCCATCTATCTTGTATGTAATGTGTTATAAATAAAACGATAAATGCTGTAGGGTTCCATATAGAACCCATTAAACATACGCAACTCGCCCAAATTAAACAGTGAAGCGCACAAATGTAATTATCTTTTTTCTTGTTTTCAGCGATAAAATCAAATTGCAGCAGATAATCTGCTACTAAATGTCCTATGATTGCTGAAGTTAAGTCCATTACATCCTCGCTTCTATATCGTCTATCGAACCATACTCATTATAAATATAATCAAACAGCCAATCTTCGGCGTAAATAGTTATATTTAATTCTTTTGTTAGATTGTCGTATAATGCGTGCTGTTTGGCATTCATATCTCTGATTTCATCACGGGTTTTGCAAATCAGTTCGTATTGTTGGGGTGTAAATTTCATTTCCAAAATATTTGAAGCGCGACTATACTAGCGCAAAAAAATAACAATGTCAACGTCTTTAAGTTTATTTTTTCACCAAAATGATAAGAAGTTAAAACTGTAAATAATACTATGCCAATACTGAATGTAAGTATTCTATTCGGCCAAATTAATCCGTTGAAGTGTTCATTGATTAGTTTGATTGCGCGAATAGATATTAAAGTTGATGGTACGCTTATCCATATTAAATAGTATTCATATTTCTTAAACCATTCAGATAAGAATTGCCCGTGAATTTGATACCATCCAATTACATAAACTAAGCTAAGTAATAATATTGCTAATAAGAGTTTCATTTATATCCACAGCATATCCATGTGGTCTACGAATAATTGTAAACCTTGTTTTTTACGAGTTTCGAGTTGCTCGCATGTTTTTGTATATTCATCCCAACATTGTTTCGCTTCAAGACTTTTTTCTCTATTGAAATAATTTTTATCTTTAATGTCCCAACTACACGATTTAGGAAAAGTTACATACTTATCAGGATCGATAATATAATCAAAAGCAAAAATCATTTCATCCAAGATGCGATTAATTTCTTTTTCACCGATCTTTTCTGCTTTTTCTCTATCTTCATCTTGTAGATTGTCATAATTACTAGGCAAAAATTTCATTGGAATACCCATTTTGCCTTTCTTCTTAAAATATTGCAAACGAGGAACCATATATTTAGCAATATTAGTTTCTAAAGAGTAAACTTCATCATCGGAAACTCCATAACGGAATTTCTGGTATTGGCATTTGATCCACCAACGCAATTCATTATAATTTCCTCTGAGTCCCCATCCAAGTCGATAAGGAAGAAAATCAATAAACTGATCTACATATTTATTATATATATAATAATCATTAGCTTTTCCTTCAAACATCTTGTTTAGCTTTACTTGTTGATCATGCCAGTCTTTAAGACGTTTTTCTTTTTGTTCTAGCGTTTCGAAATTAAATTCTAATTGATATGACATAATTAATCTCCTTTTTGTAATCTAATACTATCTTCATCAAAATGTTGCGTACTAAACTCAAACAGTTCGGTATCTTCCAACGCATACATCTGATGAATCAATCCCACTGGAATGTGATAATGATCTCCCGGTCCAAGAATAATCTTATTAGCTTTTTCTGGATCTTTAGGAATATCACTAAAATAAAGAATTATCTTTCCACTTTGAACGTAAAAAGTTTCATCTTTAATTTTATGATAATGCCAACTGCATTTGCGATCTTTAATAATATAAAGAAGTTTGCCGCAATATTTGTCATTATTTACAATCCACTTTTCAAATCCCCAACCTTTAGGGACGATATGTAATTTATTATTCATAGTGTTTTATTATAGGATTCTATGTAAGATTCAATATTCTTTTTACCAATAGGATTCATGCTATGCACAACATACGGTGGATGTTTAATTCCACGCTCCATACAGTAATTTACTAACCATTTAGCTGCGTCATATCCTGTCTTTTCCTTATAAGAATCATAAGGAATATCATCGTTATTTAAACCGTGGCCGTAATGAATATCTGCTAGATCGTGATCGTAACAAACATACTTTGGAACTTCTCTTCTCAACGTGATTAAATCTACAAATTCCTTGTAGCTTCGTACAACAGAATAATGTTGATCAACTGGTATGTTAACCCAAGTGACATCGGTTGGGACGCGAATATCATCAAGCCATAAATTATACATAATTAAATAATCCCTTTTTTATTTTAAAGTGAACTTGATGAATAGTCAAGTTTAATTCGTTTGCTGCTTCTTTTATTGATTTCCATATCTTTAAGGTTTTGGGGCATTTGATGCTCCTCCATCTCCAAGGAGCTTCAGTAAAATGATTCTTTTTGTATTCAATAAATAAATTTTCAAAAGACCAAAAATATCCTTTTGCGCTTTTAGTTATTTTTCTACAGCATCCAGATATAGCTTGGTGTTGAATTCCAGTTTTATTTTCAGCATCTAATAAAGAATCGTATTTTTTTATAAAATTACCTTTTAAATCAAATTGATAAACAGTTTTATATTGAGATTCTGATATTTTCTTTTTGCTTTCTGAAGTATGTTTATGACCTAAATGAGCTAGACTCATATTTCGGCGACTTTCGTCTGTATGCTTTAGTCCTAAATTCGAATAAGCTGCTGGGCATAAATTATATCCTTTTTTTCTGTCAGAACTTCCAAAAAAATCAATCCAATATTGTTCTCTTTCTTGAAGATTATTAACGTCAATAAATTCTACAACTTCCCAACTAAAATTTTCTTTTCCGTATTTTTTATACGCAGCAAGCAAATGTTCATTATAATGTTTTTCTCTATTCAAAAGAGTTCTATGCGCTTTCCATCTTTTTCTAATATTTTTAGAACTACCAATATAAATTTTTTGAGTTATTTTGTTAGTTATTTTATAAATTCCGCTTTGATTTAATGGACTCTTTATGTTCACTAACTATGTTACACTCAAAAACGAAATTATCATCAAGAAAAATATTATATTTAGTTATCATAATTCAAATGCGGCGATTGTATGTTGGAAGGGGTTGCCTTCTATATTCTTTACTAGATTTAACATCTCAGCAGCAATCTCTCGGATTTCTTTCTGAGCATCAGGCTTGTTGCGAAGCTCAAGGAAGTGATAAAAACTGCGCCAATTAAACATAACATCAGCTTGAATTTGAGAATTATAAGCCTTGAAGAATCGAGCAGATTCCTTAGCTCGCTTGCGACCTAAAGTTGGTTCAAGATCTTTAACGCATTGATGATAAAGAGTATTGCCAAGGTGAGTATAATCTTCAAGTATTGTAGTCCATTTACTATTTTGTACTCCTTCTTTATCAAAGGTAGATTCAATATCTCCCCAATCACTAGGAATCAAATACTTATCTTCTTTTATTTCCTTGTACCTCGCAGACTCTCCATTAATAGATACGCCGACTCGATGCTTAAGAAGATGAATGTGACTAGCAATATCAGTATCGACTAAGAAGTGAATGGTAGACTTTTCAAAAGGAGTATGATGCCCCGCATCAGCGAGCATCTTAAGGAGTTTAGGAATTCTATTAATCTTGTCTTCATTTAAATCTCTACTCGTAGAAGTCCAAGCTGAACAAGCATGAACTTTGTCATCGCCATAGAAGCCTAGCAACTGAACTTTATTGTCATTTTTATCGTTAATCATTTTACTTTATCCCTGCTTCGGTGTAAGTCATAGACACTTCTTTATTGTCAATCAAAAATTTACGATTAGATAAATGAGCTTGCGCGACTTTATCTTTGTTTTCTCCATTGTAAGCTACTGCATAATGACTAATAATCAACCAATCATTAAGAACGGTATTATCTTTTGGATTAATAATTTTACCAAGCAAACGTCCAAACTTTTCTTCGCTGTCACTTAGTACAGTCTGTAGGATAATTTGACCTTCGCATTTGTCAATGAATTCTTTGACTTTATTTTTACTGAGAGTCCCGAAAACTTTTTCTGCCTTATCAGATGTTCGGCTTTCAGGAGTGTCGATTCCAAGAAGACGTACACTTTGATTGGACAATACTACATTAAATCCTAGATCAAGATCAACATTGATAGTGTCGCCGTCTATTACTTTATTTACTTTTGCGTGATATTCGAAAGGCATAAATTATATATCTGAAAATTTTTTAATTTCTAACTTACCGTTGCTGAACACTATATACTCATTTAGTCCGTTGTCAATGCAAAGATTGTCGCAATCTGCTGGATTCACGTTGCCATCCAAATGGTGAGGATTAACTCTACCATTTTTATGATAAGTATGTCCAACGATTTGTTTTAATCCTTCAATAGGTTGAAACTCTTGTTTAAAATCTAGCCAAACAATTCCTCCACCTTTCTTAGGACCACCTCGACTTCGGCCAGCATAATAAAACCAATGATTTTGATCTGTCCGTAAAGCAATATTTGCGCGTTCTATTTCTTTCACAAAAAATAGATTCAAGTCATCATTGTTTTTAACAGATGGATCTATGTAATCAGAAAACAGTCCAGCATGAGTACAAAGATAGTCATCAATCCAAAAACGCCATTTGAATTTATTGGTAATATTTTGACGCTCAGATCCTAGTATTTCATCGATAGCAAAATACTTTCTATCTTCATATCCACTACATATAGTATAATGATTATTGAATAAATAATGCAAATCATGATTACCAAAAAGAGTATAATTATTCGGCGCAGATAGATATCGCATCAAATAATCAGCAGTCTTTTTATAATCATCGGAATCATCCAAATTAAAACTATCAAACCAATCGCCAAGACAAATATTTATGTCTGCCGATTCGTGCTGAATAATCTTATTGAACTTCTCAATATTATTGTGAAGATCAGAAAGTAATACTATTTTCTTATTGTGACTATCGAATGTCATTTCTAAATTGTGTTTTAAAAGGAATCGTTGGTTTGCTGATCATGATTCTTGTATTAGTTTCGTTTTCTTTAACGTCTAACCATTTGACTTCAAAGTCGCCATTTTCATTTCCACTCATTTCTAGCGTTCGATCATTAACATGAAAAATAATACCGTGGACATGGAGCTTAGTAATGGGCATACTAGTTCCTAATCCAACGTTATCTAATCCTCCAATACCAAGATTGCCATTATTAAGTGAAAAATCTTTTGACGGTTGAATATTCTCTTCCGCTTTGACTAGAGATGGAGTCGCTGCTGCCGCTACAAAACCGCCGAATATAGATTTAAAGAATCCCTTACGAGTGAATTTCATACTCATATATTATAACTTTATTTGTCATAGTCTATTTTTCCAATGACGTTTATGCGAAAAGTATTAGTTACTTTTCCATCATTAGAACTGGTTATAATGTAGCTCTCTTCAATCGTACCGTCAAGAAAAAAAACAATTTTTGTTGCAGATGATTCTATTATTTTTAAATCGTTAGTTATTGCGGCAAGTTCATCTGGATTCTCAAGAGAGTTTATAGTGTATTCTTCATCGAAAGATAATTCAATATCTTTTTGATGGTATGCCGCTTGATGACGTTTGTTTATTAGAAATGTTTTTAAATTCTCTCGCGCTTCTTGATACCTGTTTCCATTAAAAGAATCAAAATTAATAACAATCGCGGCAATTATTGATAATAAAATCGTAGTCGCCAATACTATTTCTATGAGAGTAAACCCTTTAGATTTACCAGTCATTATATTTTGGTAGTTTTTCTAACTCTTTTTGTCTTTCAATGGCTCGTTTTAAAATGGTTTTTAACTCCATTAGTGCTGTCTCGTAAGAAACACAAGTTATTTCTATATTATCGGTGACATATCCATGATGTAACACTCTATATTTTGGCTGCTCGCCATAAGACCAGCGCGTTTCTATATACCAATGACAGTCTTTATCTTTATGGTGATCGCCGCTGATAAGATCGTGCCATTCTTCAGATAGCTTTACTATATCTTTTTGTATGTCAGTCATGAATATCTATGTGTCGAGCGTTAAGTTCATCATACAAAATTGTATGAATGGTGTCAAGAGCTTCACTCACATTTTCGAAATCGTTACCGTGCTTGCGGTAGCTTCTTAATCTTTCAGCAAGATGACAAATCACTGCATACATATCAGCAGATTGGTTTGCTATTTCAAATTGCTTTTGATCTTCAGGAAGATTGAATTCTAAGATTGCTTTCATATTTTAAAATTTGTTCACCGATATATTTAGTATACGCAGGAGGAATGGCTTCAGTTAATTCCCAACCACGACCTGCCCAAGGCATATCCATTACCTTGCGCCAAACATCGATTGAGCCTTTGCGACGACTCTTGCCGGTAACGCTCATATCGCGATAATCGATGCCATTATCTTCGGCGTATTTTTTAGAATATCCACGTTTAGTAATGCTTTTTAATTCTGCAACTGGAAAATTACATTCAAAATATCGCGTTCTTTCGATTGGCATATTAAACATATAGCCAGTTAACTTAAATGGTTCTATAAGATATTCTTTTGCGCCAGCAACGTTTTCAATAATATAATATTTACCAGTATTAATTAACGCATTACGAACTGGCTCAATTAGTTTTGGCGTGTCTTTGCCTTGAGAATAATGAACGTAGACTGAATCAGGCTTTGTAGCGTTACTATATCCCTGACAAGGAGGTGATGCGTGAATAACGTCAAATGAGCCAAGAAACTGTTTATCCTTGAGGATTTCCATTACATCTCCTTTAATGAATTTAAAAGGATAACTAGGCTGATCTTTAATATCAACTCCGGTCACTTCGAATCCTGCTTGGCTATAACCCATGCTTGCTCCACCAGCGCAACAAAATAAATCAAGTAATTTCATAAATTTGTAAAGGAAATGTAAAAATTGTATCTTTTTGATTGTTTAATGTGTCAATTATTGTAGATATGAAATATCTACTATCAATTATCGCGTTGACCCTCTCACTTAACGCCCAAGGTATACCAGATCATCCTCCCGGTCAAGGGGAAAATCGTCGCAAACCTCCTGAAATTTCGAAAGAATTTCGAGAAGAGATGCTAAAAAAATACGATACAAATAAAGATGGAAAGCTAGATAGAGAAGAAAGATCTAAAATTTCCTCTGAAGATCGTAAAAAGGTGGGTCCACCTCGCAGAGGATCAAAAGGTCCACCTCCTTCAAAGAAAGGCTAATAAAAAACCCTCCAGTAATGGAGGGTTTGTTTTTTATTCACACTTTTTAAAACCCAGCAGTATTGCCGATTGTGTAGATAGTGTTTTGTACCATCCATGTTTTTCGCAAAGATGTCCTTTGCCGCCAGTCACTTCACAAGTTTTAGATGAAAGTTTCGCATACTTGTCAATCATAGCAGAGGTCACTTCATTTCCGCCGCTCGCATAAAACCGAAGTCCTGCAAATTTCTCCTTGACTTGAGCCGCGACAACTTGTTCGCAACCAGAGTTATTAATTTCATGTTGCATGTCTTTGCAAAGATCAAAGATAATATCAAACCATCCATCATCACATTCAAAATAAAAATTCTCCTTAAAGATGTCAGGAAATCTATTAATTAGTTTATCGCTATTCTTGTTAGTCATTGTATTTATCTTTTTTGTTTAAATCAAAAGGGTTTTCGTCTTGTTCTTCGATTTCTCCAAGACAGTCTATGCAAACAGAACAATAATTTAAATCTTCTAAAAATGCGGTTTTTTTGCCGCAGTAATCGCAGTTCATTATAGAGCGGATAATTTAAGAATTTCGTCTAAGCTCTCTTTTACTCTAATTGGATGCATGGTACTATTTTTAGTAAAAATCAGACTATGAATATGAGACTGTTCTACATTAACAACCATATCTAAATTAATGAGTTGAGGATTGTATTGTCTATTAGTTTTATTTACCAAGTCGTCATGACCGGGATCTAATACGTTTAATTTTACAAAGTGAGCCATATAAAAATAATATGCGGTTTCAAGGATAACCGCAAACCTTTTTAATTAAAACCTGCGAGGCTCAGGAGCGCGAAACACTTCTTGCTCTTTACTCATGTCGCCTTCGACATAATAAATTACGCCGTTTACAGATTTAGCGCACTGCATAGCCCAATCATACGCTTGCTTCTTTCCTAGCGCAAGATTATAGGCTGACTGATACGCACCATCTCGGTCTCTGACAATATAACGCTTGTTCATATTAAGAGTTTTGAATTAGAATGTCGTGAATTAGATGACGAGTCTTATGGTCAAGAATTCGACCAGTCTCGTCCTTCGGGAGATCTGTAACTACCTTATCAAAATTAAGTCCAAGCACAGAACTCATGCACTTAATCTTTCGGTAGATGCCAATCTCCTTGTACTTTAGAATTGACCACAATGTGTCAACTTGTTCTGGGGTCGCCTTAGTAATTGCATTAGTCAAGGCAACTGGTTGTGTAATAACATCAGTCTTTTCACTCATATATTTTATATTACCGATCATCAGACTCTGAACCGATAGTTACAACACTGTTCGACAAAGCAGTCAGATTATCTTCCTGAACCGTAAATTCTAGGTCCAAACAAATATCCTTGATTTCTTGACAAGTGATAAAAATACCCTTTAGACGGGATTGAATGGATTTGAGAGTAGGAGGCAATCCAGCCTCAATACGACCCTCAACGTAATTCTTGATAGCGAGATAAGTAGAATCGCTATAGTTGTGGCCTTCACTGATATTACAACCACAATTGTCGTCGCAATCATTATTGTCATCATCAACGCTGATTTCTTCTTCAGTGTTGTAATAAGGCTCATTGAGCGGAGCTTCAGTTTCCTTAACACGCTCGAAAGGAACTTCACCAATGACCTTGTACTTAGAAACGCGAAGCTTCTGGAAATTGCAATCAGTAGGCACACTAACTGCATCACAAGGATTAAATTCAACCATCATTAGATGGCCGTCGTTACCAGCCCAACCCTTTGCATAATCATAGCTACCAACGTGTAGACCATGAGAACAGTGATTGTCCTTATTGTCGTCAACGCTGTTGCGAGCGACTTCAATAGTTTCGCCCACCTTATTAAGAATACAACCATTCTTATTTACAGTACCAGTGATAACAATGGTATTAGTATTACCATGCTTTGAATAATAATCAGCATCAACGCCTTTATATCCAATAACATTGCCAGTCTCAGTCAATGGCAAAGTCTTATAAGAAAGAAAAGTATACAACTGATCGACACTGTTCTTGCTAGGATTGAACATAAGCTTCTCAATAAAATTGAGAATAGGTTGAGCGTCCTTAGCTCCTGAGCGCAAAAACTCAAGCAACTTATCAATTACAAAACCCTTCAGTTCGTAATTGCCGTAATAAACCTTCTCAGAAACAATCTTAATGCTGTTATGCGAGAAGTCTTCGATCTGCTTCTTGATATCAAGAAATCGACCAATACTGTCGTATTCTGCATTAAGCAGAGCGTTCTTCAATCCAGTATAATTGGGATTATCCGTATTCACCATGTACGGGCGACCTTCCCAAATTACCGTGATTGCGTTGCTGGTGACAATGTATGCTGGCTTGTTCATAATATTTTTTACACCTTAACTGTTCAACTATGCTAACTCAAATTTTCGAAAAGTCAACCGAATTCTGCTGGTTGATGAAGGAAATGTATGCCTTAAATTCAGCTTCATTTTTATTGCGATCAGTATGGTAAAGATCGGAATGAATTTTAAGCATTGGATAATTTTTATAAATTTCTTCGGCAGCTTCTTTTAAATATTTTCCACAAATAGAAACTGGAGTTTCGTTGTCGTGGGACATATTAATTTTAAGAGCTTCCAACGGATGCCGCCAAGTTTTAATAAATTCGGCAAATATAAGCGCGTCCGCTTTCTTAAGAAGTTCTGAACAAAATTTTACCTTGTAATCGTATTTCTGATAAGTAACAACGTCTCCAACCATAGACACGAAAGTCATAATATTATAAGCGTCATCAGTCTTGCAAGAAAGATATTCAAGAATCAACGATTTAACTTCATAAGAACAATTGTCCCATTTATCTTGGATATACTTATTAAAGTCAATGAAGTCAGTGCGGCTTTTAAATTTACTAGTTATGACTATATTATTTGATACTCCATAAACACTGATCTTAAACAATTTGGTTATATCGTTTAAAAAATGAGTATTGAGTTTATTCTTTTCATAATAAAAATGCGAATACTGATTGATAGGTTTACCATTAGAAATAGGAAAATAAAGTTTAACAATAGAGATATCGTTTATCTCTTGAGAATAAGAATTTGAAGAATGAAGAATGCGGCCATCAACCTTGTAAAAATAACTAGGCGTATATGGAATGGTAGAAGCTTTCTTATTAGAAGGAAGCTTAACAGCAGTCAATTCACTTAGATTACAATAACCAGACTTAACAAGATCAAATCGATTAACTTCTTTGAACTTATCAACGCCATTAATAGTAGCGGAACTAACGATTGATTCATCGTGAGCGATAACGATTATGGTTTTATATTTTTTAGCTAATTCATAAAGGCGAGGAACAACTTTAGTATTATTTGGTAAATCATTAAATACAATATAATAATTTTTATCATTAGGAACAGTATAGCATTTACTAATAATTACGCGATCACCAGATAGAGTATAAGTTTTAGTATAAACAGGAATTCTAGTAGCCCTACCGTTTTCTTCGTAACTGCCACGATTAAAAGTATAAGTATCAATTTTATACCCTTTAAATACAAAAACATCTTGATCTTGAAGTTGGTCAAAAACGTTT